CAGAGGATCTAATGCGCGAAGTTGAAACTGACGAAGAAGGCATGTACGAAGAAGATGACGCAGATGCTGATTTTGATGACGAAGCCGAAGAAGATGGAAAAGACTTAACCAAAGACATGGAACATGACCATGATGAAGGCGATATCGAAGATCGTGTTATTGATCTCGAAGACAAACTTGACGAATTAATGGCAGAATTTGAATCCATGTTGGGCGACGGTGGCACAACAATGGAGCCAAAAGACGATGAAGTAGGCGGCGATGCTTATGCTATGGACGACACAAGTGAGTTTGAAGATGAGCCAATGCCAATGAGTGAAAACATTACATTGGATAAAGTTCCTGCTCCAACACATGGCGACAATGGAGCTAATCCAAAAAGCCCAACTGCGTTTAATTCAGGCGCAGCCGGAATGGCAGCAAAACCAGTAAGAAACGTAGCATCTGAAGCTAATCCAGATGGTACAAGTGCTTACAAAAAGCCAAGTAATGAGTATAGTAAAGGTGAAGGCGATTTGCCAAACGCTGGTAAGTTTAAAAATACCCCAGCTAAAGGTGGATATGGCAGTAAGTTAGAAGCTGCTCCTAAGCCAGTAACAGCACAAGCGGCTGGTACAAACACAAAAACTCCATTTCCAAAGGCTTAATAGATAGATATGGCTCGCAACACTTATCTTAAAGAACATCTCAGCTTCACTCAAGCTAACATTCAACTGTTAACTGAGGAAGCTGCCGATGGATCTGGCAAAACTCTTTACATGAAGGGTATTTGTATTGAAGGTGGCTTACGTAACGCAAATGATCGTTTATATCCAGTAACAGAAATTGCCAAAGCTGTAGACACTATCAATGAACAAATTAAGTCAGGACATAGTGTGCTAGGCGAAGTTGATCATCCAGATGATTTAAAAATTAACTTGGATCGTGTTAGTCACATGATTGAAAGTATGTGGATGGAAGGTCATTGTGGTTATGGAAAATTAAAAGTATTACCAACACCAATGGGAACACTAGTTAAAACTATGTTAGATTCCGGTGTTAAATTAGGAGTTAGTAGTCGTGGATCAGGAAATGTCAACGACCATAACGGACATGTCAGTGACTTTGAAATCGTCACTGTGGATGTAGTTGCTCAGCCCAGTGCTCCAAATGCGTATCCAACAGCAATTTACGAAGGTTTGTTAAATCACACCGGCGGACAAAAACTTTTGGAAATGTTTAAGGACCCAGCAAAGAGCAATAAAGCACAGAGATTGGTAACAAACGAAGTAATTCGTTTAATACGTGGTCTCAAAATTGAAGGGAAATAAAATGCTAGACAGTTTAAAACCGTTACTAGATAGCGAGCTTGTTACCGAAGAAGCGAGAGCTGAAATCAACGAAGCTTGGGAATCAAAAATCCTCGAAGCCAAAGAACAAGCACGTGCAGAACTCCGCGAAGAGTTTGCACAACGCTATGAGCATGACAAACAAGTGATGGTGGAAGCATTGGATCGCATGGTAACAGAAAGTCTCACGCAAGAAGTCGAGCAGTTAAAAGCTGAAAAACAGCAGTTAGCCGAAGACCGCGTTAAATTTCAACATCAAATCAAAGAAAGTGCCAATAAGTTTAACAGCTTTATGGTAACTAAGTTAGCTGAAGAAATTGGCGAATTGCGTCGTGACCGTAAAGCACACAACGAAGGTATCCAGAAATTGGAAGGCTTTATCGTTCATGCTTTAGCACGTGAAATCAAAGAATTTGCCGCAGACAAACAGGACGTAGTTGAAACTAAAGTTAGACTAGTTACTGATGCCCGTCGTCAATTGGAATCATTAAAAGCTAAATTCGTAAAAGAATCCGCTGACAAAATGACTCACGTGGTAGCCAAGCATCTCAAGGCTGAACTCAGTAGTTTAAAAGAAGACATACAAATTGCTCGCGAGAACAATTTTGGTCGCAGAATTTTTGAAGCGTACTCTGCGGAATTTGGTGCTACTCATTTAAATGAGAAAGCAGAAGTTCGCAAGTTACATGATGTAATAGCTCAAAAAGATCGTAAACTAGCTGAAGCCATCCGTTTCGCCAAGAAAGCAACCGTTCTTGTCGAATCAAAAGAGCGTGAAATACGTATTATACAGGAATCCAACGAGCGTACCCGCACAATGGATGAATTATTGGCTCCTTTAAACGAGGAAAAAGCCAGTGTAATGCGTAATTTACTTGAAAGCGTCCAAACCCCAAGGTTAAAGACGGCTTTTGAAAAGTATCTTCCAGCGGTATTGGAAAATCGTTCAGTAAAAACTAGACCAGTAATTACTGAAACATTGTCCGAAGCAACTGGCGATAAATCGGTCCGTAGCCAAGAATCAGACGACACTGACAACAGTAACGTTATTGATTTAAAGCGTTTGGCCGGGCTGTAAAAAAAAGAAAATAAGGAGACTTAAATGTCACAAGAATTATTAGAAAACCGTTGGGGTGAAACTAAAGAAGCGTTGCTTGAAGGCTTAAATGGCTCAAAGCGCACTTCCATGTCAGTGATCCTCGAAAATACACGTAAGTATTTGAAAGAGAACGCAACAGCTGGTTCAACAAGTTCAGGCAACATCGCAACTTTGAACCGTGTTATTCTCCCAGTGATACGTCGTGTGATGCCAACTGTTATTGCTAACGAGTTGGTGGGTGTACAACCAATGACTGGACCTGTATCACAGATCCATACATTACGTGTACGTTATGCACAGAGTTTAACTGACAATTCATTGGCAGCAACTAGTGTAACAGCAGGGCAAGAGGCACTTAGCCCATTTACTATTGCTACAGCTTATTCTACAGTTCCACAAGGTACTACTACTGCTACTGCTTATACCGGTAACAATACAGCTACTATGGAAGGTACTGGCGGTAAGCAGATTTCAATCCAAATCTTGAAACAGGCTGTTGAAGCTAAGACACGTAAGTTACAAGCACGTTGGACATTTGAAAGTGCTCAAGACGCACAGGCTATGCATGGTATTGATGTTGAAGCAGAAATTATGGCTGCTCTAGCACAAGAAATCACAGCTGAAATCGATCAAGAAATACTTTTGTCATTGAGTTCATTGGCTGCTACAGAGTACACATACAACCAAGCTACAGTTTCAGGTACAGCTACATTCGTTGGTGACGAACATGCCGCATTGGCAGTTTTAATCAATCGTGTTGCTAACTTGATCGCTCAGCGTACACGTCGCGGCGCTGGTAACTGGGCAGTTGTTTCAAGTGCTGCACTAACAGTACTACAGTCAGCTACAACTTCAGCTTTTGCTCGCACAACAGAAGGCACATTTGAAGCACCTACAAATACTAAATTTGTTGGTACATTAAATGGCAGTATGCGTGTGTTTGTAAACAGCTACGCTCAAGATACACAACCTGTATTAGTTGGATATAAAGGTTCTAGTGAAGCAGATGCTGCGGCTTTCTATTGCCCATACATTCCCTTAATGAGTTCTGGTGTTGTATTGGATCCAAGTACTTTCGAACCAGTCGTATCATTTATGACCAGATATGGCTTCGTCGAATTAACGAATACTGCCTCGAGTTTCGGGAACGCCGCTGACTACGTAGGAGAGATAGCGGTGCAAAATCTCAGCTTTTCGTAAGAAGCAAAGTACTACAAAGTATCATTTCTCAGGGATGGGAAGACAAAAAGCACCGAAAGGTGCTTTTTTGTTGACTTTTATTTTGATATATGTTATTCTTAGTAATGCGTCGGATTACATAAATAAACATATGAAACACTTTATATACAAAACAGTTCACACAAATGGCAAATACTATATTGGTCGTCATAGTACAGATAACATAGATGATGGATACATAGGATCTGGGCGATGGCCTAGGTCAATTAAAGATAAATCTACACTCACAAGAGAAATACTTGAATACGCTAGCTCATTAAGCGAGGTACAAGAACTTGAAAGAAAATATCTAGCAGAACACTACGGCAAACCAAATTGTATGAATCTAACACCTGATCCCGTAGGATTTGACACTGATAATAATCCAATGAAAAATCCTAATATAGTAGATAAGTTCAAAGGAGAAAATCATTGGACAACTCGTATTCCTGAATCAGTAGAAGCAATAAGACAAAAGCAAAACAAAATTGTTAAAGAAGGTAATCATATTTTTCAAGGTGCTCGCAATCCAAATAAAGATGGACGTAATGCTAAAACAGCAATGGCTAATGGCAATCACGTGAATTTAACTAACAATCCTAGCAAGTGGCGTAGCGAAGCGGGAATACATCACTGGCAAAATGGTAAAGCACCCAATGCCGATGGCAAATTAAATAAAAAATTAGTAGAGGAAGGACGCCATAATTTTCTTGGTCCAGAACATAATGCCAAGAGAATTGAAGCAGGTACACATAACTTCCTGGGCGGTGACAGTAATCAGCGTAGACTAGCCGAAGGTCGTCACCCAAGTCAAATCAAAAAGACCTGTGAGCATTGTGGTAAAATTGCCAGTGTATCTATGTATACTCGCTGGCACGGAGCCAACTGCGAAAAATCCTAGCTTATAACACAGTTGTAAATAAAAGCCAATTCCCAGCTGTAAACTTAAATAAATATACAAAACGGGAGAGATTATGACGGTATCAATTGGAGCAGGAGTACGAATAGGCGGATGTGGATCACCAGGTAGCATTGGTATAGGTCTTTACCCACCCCCTTATTCCGTTAACGCACTGGTAGTTGCAGGAGGTGGATCTGGTGGGACCTGTACCGGTGGAGGTGGAGGTGGAGGTGGAGTAGTCAATGCCACTACGGTGTTAACTGGCGGAGCTACTTACACTATAACAGTAGGCGGAACCGCACATACTTTCGGGGCCAATGGGGGACCAAGTACATTTGTTGGTTGTGGGGTTAATTTAACTGGTCTAGGCGGTGGCGGTGGCGGTGGTCAGACTGGCACTCATCCAGGATCGCCAGGTGGAAGTGGGGGCGGTGCCGGATATCCAGGTGTGTCCTATACTCCCGGATCGGCTACACAACCCAGCCAGCCACAAACAGTTTCTGGACCAGGCTCTTCTTATACTAATCGTGGATATAGAAGTGCTTGTGTTACTGGTGGTTCAATAGGTGGAGGAGGTGGAGCAGGTGGTACGTCGGTCAGCAATCCTTGCGGTTATGGTGGTGGAGCTGGGTATACATGGCCTTGTACTGGTCTAGGATACGG